AACTTACTGACTGGTTTCGATTCATTCTCGAGTCGATAACCAGAGGCGGAGTTGTCGAAGACTGGTCGATCTTCGTCTTGCACAAGATCTTCTTGAGCAGATGCTTCTACATTATACAGACGCATTTTCGAATAGTCGACACCAATCACGAATCGCTTGTGTACTGAAGGATCGCCGTAACGATTCTTCAACTGCTTTACCATGATCTGATTGAGCTGACGTAGTTCTTCACTCGTAATCAAGGCAAACATAAAGTCGGCCGTTGCTGGCAGACCGAACGATTCAGAAGTATCTTCGAGACCAACATCAGAGTTGCTGAAACCAGAACGATTAGTCTGAGTAGCAGAAACGATTGGCACGTTGAACTCGACGGCGAGGCCGCGAAGTTCTTCGGCGATCGCCTTGATGTAGGTGTACGAGTTCACGTTCGATCCCGGCTTGATCCTCGACGACGCACAGATGTTCAGATAATCGATGTAAATAATGTCGGGGATAAAGTTCTTCTTGATCTTCAATTCGTTCAAGAGATGTCGAAAGTTTGCGGATCCTGCGCATGCTGTTGGATACTCCTTCACAATGAGCTTGCCTTTTGCTCGTTCCTTGACTTTGCCTACCAACTTGTAGTAGATGGCTTGAGGTAGATCCTTCAGATCGTCGAGTGTTACACCGAGGAGATTGGCATCGATACGCTCGGCGATTCTTTCTTCTGCCATTTCCAAAGTGATATACAAGACATTCTGACCCGACATCAAGTTTTGAGCCGCGTTATGACACATGAACAATGACTTACCGACACCAGTACCAGCAAGAGCAATGTTCAGTGTCTTACGAGGCAGACCGCCTTGAGTAATCTTGTTAAAGAAATCAAGGTCGAAACCGATACGAACTTCCTTACGATGATAGAACTCATAGCGTTCTGCTGCATCATTCAAGAAGTCGTGGCCGATATGGCTATCGAAAGAAACACCGAGTGCGTCAGTCAAGATCTGAGGAATAGCACCGACTGAGATGCTATCCTTCTTGCTGTCGTCTACCAACTGAATAGACTTCATCAAAGCATTATACAATGCCTTGTCTTTACAAAACTTCTCGGTATTATCTACGAGCCATGCCACATCACGATCTTCAGACTTGTCAAGTCCAGAGACAACTTCTTTGGCAAGCTTGAACTGATCGTCAGACAGACCACCTACCTCGTTAAGATCAATCTCGACAGCAGATTTTGTAGGAAAGTTGTTATACTTTCCCACGTATTCATGAATGATAGAGAAGATCTTACGATCTACAGTGTCTGTAAAGTATTCTTCTTTGAGGAATGGAATGACCTTGCGGGCATAATCCTCGTTTTCAATAAGATTTCCAAATATGATGTGTTCAATTCTCATTCATCCTCCATCTCATAGACATCTGCCACTTCGTCTTCACTTTGCATAATGGCACCGTTTGCTGCAGCGTACTTCTTTTCAACGAACTCATTGAACTTAGGACACTGTAGAATAGGATGCCAGAAGTTGAAGTTATAAGTATCATTCAGGCGATACGACTTATCGGAGATTTCTCCAGTAGTCATATCAACCTTTTGGAACCAACCAACCTTTGGCTTGATCACGTGACCAGACTCGAGAGCCATGTCAAGTAGACCAGACCATTTGCTGATGCCTTCTTCCCATGATACTTCGATTGGAATCTTGCTCTTTTCTTTTACAAAGCGAGACTTCTCAACGTTGATGATGAAGTTGTAGCCAGTGACTTCCTTGCCATCTTTCTCTTGTTGACGACCAAGAATGAAGATGTTGTCAGCCGAATAATAGATGCCAGTGCCACCAGATACGACGGCCTTCGAGTACATCTCTTGAGTCTGATAAGTGTGGTTGACCACGATCAGAGGAATATCCTTGAGGTTAAGATGGGGCGTAACCATGCGGAAGAGCGACTTCAACTGTTTTGCGCGAGTCATATCGGCGGCTGAGTTCTGCTTGAGTGCATCTTCGACTTCCTTCTTCGAAGCGAGATTGCCGACCGAGTCGATCACAACGATGACACGATCGCCGCGCTTGATCTCTTCGAACTGATGCATAATATCAAACTTCAACTGTTCGACATCTGTGATGGGAGTATGGAGAACTCGAGATGTGTCGATGCCGAACGAGTCGAAGTAAGATTGAGGAGTACCAAATTCTGAGTCATAGAAAAGCATGACTGCATCTGGATACGTGTCCATGTATGCTTTCGCCATGAGAAGACTAAAAGAAGTTTTGAAGTGCTTCGATGGACCTGCCCAAATGGTCAGACCAGGAACGAAGCCACCGTTAATTTTACCACTCAATGCAATGTTGATTGCAGGCACTGTCGTGCGGATCATGTCCTTGGCATTGAAGAACTTGGAATCAGACAAAATATCTGAATCCTTGATTGTGGTATTCTTACGCAATTTATTTAATAGGTCTGACATAACTTCTCCTTGTCTGATTGTCCCAGTATATACGATATATCTTTATTTGTACACCATTAAGATGCGAGAATCTTATTTAATTTAGTAATGAAGAGATCGATTTTCTCGGCACGATTAGGCCAGTTGATGATCGGGTTTTTGTCTGCATCTTTCTTTAAGTTTGTAAGTAAAGGCATGATGGCATCGTACATGTAACGTGCCTTATCGTTGCCTTCTTGTTTGATTTCTTCTTCAGATGAAGTCGTGAAACCAAAATCAAAGTCTAAGTCTATATCTAGTTTAGCCATTAATAACTCCTATTGTCCAGTTTTCAGCGCAATCTTCTGCGTATCGTAATGTTTTGTCTTTTAAAACTCGCGTTTCAATATGCTCATCATTTTCAAAAAACTTGACATAGTAATAATCATCATAGATTTGCTTATGCAATTCAGCTCGGCGATTTGCATATTTTCCATTGCCATTGTATTCTGTTACCATCATGAGAACCAATCCTCCAGTGTTGCGCGTTTTTCTGCTTGCCATCCCATGGTGTTAGTGATCGACTCGATAGGGCTGAGATAGCCTTTCTCGAACTGCACCGCATAGTCGATGTAAGTTTCCATCTTCAATTCTTTCGGTAGACCATTCGGACACGAGATAACATAGTCTTGTGTCGGATTTGGGTTTTTCAAGTATGCAAACTTAATTTTCTCACCGCTGGTAATGGATTGATATTTATTTGTAAGTTTCTTCTTCTTCAACATTTCGTTGTAGACCACAGAACCACGAACATGGATAGGAGTCTGGCTTTGGAACCTACCACCTACCCAATATTTCTCGATGTCCTTGACACCGCGAGTGAAAGCCACGTCGTCAAACCCAAGAGATGAAAACTTTTCCTTGAAGTTGGCGACATACTTCTGAAGATCCGATTCAGATCCAGCCATGATAATCTCGAGAGACTTCTTAATGGCATCACGGCATGCAGTCGGAGTCGAGGATCGAACCGCTTCGATGCCTGTCATCTTCAACTTCGGCTTCTCATACTCAACGCCTTCAGAGTTCCATACATTGAGAATGTACATCTTCTTGGCTTTCCAGATGCCTTTGTCTGCGATGTTCTCTCGCTTCATTTGCATCTTCTGAGCATATGCGTGCATATATTCGGCAAGTTCTTGATAAGAACGATCGATGAATGGTTCGATACGTTCCTTACAGATCTTGTCGATATACTGAATCACCTTCTTGGTTTCAGGCACATCATCACCGAATACATTCTTGACGAGGTATTCGAGAGTCACATAAACCGAGTCGGTATCGGAAGCCAACACATAGTCAAAGTTTTCTGTCTTCAACAGTTTGTTGAGATAGTCGTTGAGCTTGTTCTCGATCCAACGAATGCTGAGCTGACCAGATGTGGTGATGGCTTCGGCATTGTTCACGTCAAACCAACGGAACCACTTATTACCGAGAGCACCATAAGCCGAGTTCAGCTGAATCTTCTTGGCCATCTGCATGTTATCGAGTCGTGCAATTTCCTTGACAAGACGAGGATCTTTCGTCTTCTCGTATTCCTTCTTGCACTCGATCATCTGCTTTTTGTAACGAGTACGATCGTCATACATACGATCCATAATCGATGGCAAGAAGCCTCGTTTTTCTTTCGTATAGATACAAAGGTTGGCGGCGATAGTACAGTTCGTTTTATCAAGATAGCCACCGAACTGACTAGCGCCACCAACAAGTAGGTCGTCGATTGACACCTTATCTTTTAAGCGAGTAACAAGCGTCTCGGGGGAGATGTTGTACTGCATGATAAGGTGGGGATAAAGGGAATTCAAATCGAACGACACAACCCATTTACTCATACCGACCTTTGGATCTTTGACATATCCGCCTACGAAGGCTCGGTCGGGTTTATTCTTATCGTTGAGAGGCACTACGATGTTTCGATCGAGTAGGTAGTTGTGAGTGATCACGTCCCACTGTTTCACGGTTGTCATAGTATCTTCATAGTTAACCTTGGCGTCATAAGCCAAAGCATAGACCAACTCGATGAGCTTCAGCTTATCTTCGAGCCTCTCAACGATCTCAACGTCACGAACGTTATATTCGATGTAACGTTGGAAGTTCCTGAGACGAAGGTCGTCGAGGTCGGTATAACCTTCGTCACGATAGTCAATCTTACCTTCGTTCAGTTCAACTTGAGCGATGTAGTCAAGTCGGTAAGATTCCTGCTCTGTGTACGTAAACTTCCGATAAAGCTGGATGTAATCAAGGACTGCGATGCCGATAGGGGCATAGCAAATGCATTCTCGTCCACGGCTGTTAACTTTGTATTCACGGAGCATTTTCCAGGGAGAGAGACGTTCAGCGTGATCAGATCCAAGAACTTTTCGAATCCTGTTGACAAGATATGGGATATCGAAGAACTCGATGTTCCAGCCCGTGACAACGTCAGGCGAATAGAGTGATCCGTTCCAGACTTCGAGAAAGGCGAGTAAGAGTGCAGATTCGTCTGCGCATTTGTAATATTGTACATTGTCTTGATGCTCCTTGTATTCACCGCAACCAAACGTAGTCTTCCTACCATTGCGGCCGATGGTAATCGCTGTGATTTCGTTGTCAGCTTTCTCGATATCAGGAAAGCCGCCTTCGATGCTGGTCTCGATATCGATCGAACAAACTGAAACAAGGGCAGGATCATACTTGATCTCACCTTTATACTTGTCATAAATATACATGTAAGGCCAATCAGAGAGGCCGTAGATGTTCATGCCTGCCACGTTCTCATAACTTTGCAGAAACTCTCGTGTTTCAGACATGGAATCGAACTGCATCTTGCCGACATATTCACCTTTGAGGTTCTTATGTTCAGTTTGTGCACTTGCTTGAACGAATAAATAAGGTTTGTATTTCACAGAAAACTTGACAGGTTTGCCGTCAGATATTCCGCGAACTAAAATTTGATTTCGATGACGAGTAACATTGGTATAAAAATTCATTGGATCTCCAGTATCTGGCCGCATTATTAGTTATACCCTAAAACCCAAATAAAGTACATAGCAAAAGGCGATAATAAATGAAATTAACTGAACATTTTTCTTTGGCAGAGATGATTGTTTCTCCTACTGCAAAAAGACTCGGACTTAGTAACACTCCAACTCCAGAACACATTGAGAACATGCGTTACTGCTGCGAAAAGATTCTCGAACCAGTTCGTAATCACTTTGGCAAACCAGTTCAAATCAACTCGTCTTATCGTGCACCGTTGGTGAACAAGGCAGTCGGCGGTTCGAAGACATCACAGCACGTCAATGGCCAAGCGATCGACTTCGAAATTCCTGGTATTGACAACAAAGTTGTTGCGGATTGGATCGGCGACAATCTCGAATTTGACCAAGTAATTCTTGAGTTCTATACAAAGGGCGATAAGAATTCTGGCTGGGTTCACGCTTCGATTAAGAAGGGTGGTGGCAATCGTAAGATGCGTATGATCGCTACGAAGTCGAAGGCAGGCGGAACCGTCTATACAACGGTCGCTGACTTTGATCCATCGACGACAAAGGCTGCTGGGGCTCCTTCAATTGCCACAGCGCCAAAGCAAGCGCCTCCTCAGTCGTCTCCGGCTGCTCCTTCAAAGGTATCAGGTCTTGGTCCATTAGCTGCTCTCCAAACAAAATGCGGCATTACTGCCGACGGTAAATGGGGACCTGGCACATATAAGGCAGCAAGAGATTACTTCAAGCTGACAAATAATCAAGCAGCGCACTTCTTCGGTCAGTGTGCGCACGAGTCAGGCGGGTTTAAGGTGTTCTCCGAGAACCTGAACTACTCAGATAAGGGACTCAACGGCATCTTCAAGAAGTATTTTCCTACGATCGCTTCGACCGCAGGTTATGCTCGTAAGCCAGAAAAGATTGCTAACAAAGTGTATGCTAATCGGATGGGGAACGGATCAGAAGCCTCTGGAGATGGTTGGAAGTGGCGTGGTCGAGGCCCGATCCAACTGACCGGGAAAGACAACTATACAGCTTTTGCCGCTGACGTAAAACGTCCTGACGTCTTGACGAATCCTGATCTTGTGGTTGGTGAGTTGGCTTTTGAGTCTGCATTATGGTTCTTCCGTAAGAATGGATTGCTTGCAATTGCAGACAAAGGTGTAACCGATGCGGTGATCACTCAAATCTCGAAGAGAGTGAATGGCGGTACACACGGTCTTGACGATCGTTTAAAGAAAACAAAACAATACGCCAATTGGGGATAAATTGAAGGGGAGCGAAAGCTCCCCTTCTTTTTACTTAGTTTTACCTTCTGCCAAGAATTCGGCAGCTTGCGACGGATACTCGGTATCTTCGTCGTCGATCTTTATCTTCTTCGGCTTCTTGTGCTCAGGAATAATAGCTTCCAAAGCAATCTTCAGAATACCATTCAGAAGAGATGCACCACGAATCTCTACGTTATCTGCGAGATTGAACGTGCGAGTGAATGGACGGTTAGCGAGTCCTTGATAAAGGAATGCTGGCCATGTCCACTCTCCATTTGACCCCTGTTCTGCAGGTTCACCAGACTGAACATTACCTTTAATGATGAGCTTATCATCTGCAAGTTCGATTTCAAGATCTTGCTTACCGAAGCCAGCAACAGCCATCTCGATAAGATACTTGCTCTCATCAATCTTCTTGATATTATATGGAGGATAGTTTTGTTGAGCGGCCTTTAAGGTCTGCTCTGTTGCTTCAGAAAGTTTCTTGACGATTGGATCAAATCCTACAAAGAAACGATCAAAGGCTTGAGTTGAATAAAATTCTTTCATATTTTGCTCCTTATTAAGCGAGATTAAAGTTTGTCACCCATTAGGCGTGACAGTTTTATTTATAAGATAGAGTTGAACTCCAGCTTCTAAAAACATTTGTTTTGTGACATGCCAGTGAAAATGTTCGACGTCTTCAACTGGCTCATACGATACCACCTTCGTAATTCCCTTCTGAATGATACTCTTGGCGCATTCGCTGCACGGTAGAAGAGGACTATAAAGTGTACAGCCTTCGACAGACAGCGGAGCATTGTCGAGTGCATTCCGTTCGGCATGAGCTACGAACAGATGCTTCGTAGGCCTATCGTTGTATCTCTCTGCAAGATCTTTTACACCACGAGGAAAGCCATTGAAACCAAGCGAGACGATACGATTGTGCTTATCTACAATGACACAACCTACTTGTGTCCGAGGATCCTTTGACCATGTCGCAACATGGTCGGCGAGATCAAGGAATCGTGCTGCCCACTTACTCATTTGCTTTTTCCTGCCTTTAAGATCCGATCACGCAAACCAGACGAACTATAATCGTGTTTCCTGGAAAGAAACTTTACTTGAAGATCTAAACCATATCCAGTATAATCATCACGGTGAAAATAGTCATCACCGAGGAATCGAACATCCCAATCATATCCAGTCAACAGGTTCAGTAGATCTGCTTCTGTGTCATATGGAATTATCTGATCAACATACTTACATGCCTCCAACTGAATATAACGCTCAGACAAAGCTTGAACAGGCTTGTTCTTCTCAGGACGATCG